AACTCGAATCACTCCGGAAGGAATTCGATACCTTACCATATCCGATACAGGACTACGACAAACGATTCGGAAAAGAACCAATCCATCAAGACCTACAAACCAATACCGAAGCATACCGCAGGACACTTTGGCCTTTCATTGCTATTAATGCTATTGCTAATGATGTCGCCGGATTAGAATTAAAGTTTTATCGGGGAAAGGGCGACAGCATAGTGGAAGTCGAAGACCATTTTGTTTGTCAATTATTCAAGTTCGTCAATCCGTTTATGTCGCCTTGGGATTTTTGGGAAGCTTCGATTGTATATTTCATCCTGACAGGTTCGTATTACGCCGGAATTCAAAAGAAGAATAACGGCGAACCGTATGCTTTTTATCCGCTTCAAACCAAGAAAGTAAAAATCATTCCGGACAAAGATAATTACATTGATGGATTTTATTACGAAGTTGATTCAGGGAAAACAATCCGACTTGAAATTGACGAAATGTTTTGGGTGAGGAAGTTTAATCCGGAAGATGATTACCATGGCATGTCAACAATAACTCCATTACAGGATACTTTGGCGGTTGATATATATGCTCGACTCTATAATAAAAACTTTTTCAAGAACGGAGCTAATCCCGGTTTCATGTTGGGAACGGATGACAATTTATCTGACCAGCAAAGGGGAAGAATGAAAACTTCATGGAGAGAATCTCACGGCGGAGTTCGTAAAGCCCACACTCCGACAATACTTGAAGGCGGAGTTAAACCATTTACAACCGGTATCACTACTCGAGATATGGAATATCTCAATCAATTAAAAACCAATCGAGAGGAAGTCTGTTCTGCTATCGGTGTTCCGCCTGTTATTGTTGGATTGTTCGAGTATGCCAATTATGCGAATTCGAAAGTTCAAAAAGAAATATACTGGGAAAGGGCTGTCCTTCCCAAACTAAAATTATTTGAATCGCAAATCAATTCGACTTTCCTTCCGAGATATGATGCTAATTTGTGGTGTCGATTTTATACCGACGATGTTCCGGCACTCCAACCTGACGAAGTGAAAAAGGCTCAGAAGAATTCTATCTTGGTAAAGGCGGGAATTTTTACTCGGAACGAAATCCGAGAAAAAGAATATGGCGAAGAACCATTACCGGAAGGAGGCGATGAAGTTCCAAGTCTTAATCGACAGTTAGGAGTCGGGGGCAATTATCCCGAAGTTCAGACGGAGAAGAGAGTTAGATTTAAAGATTTTGAACGGGCGATGCAATGGAGTGAAAAGGATAATGTCGTCCGGAGTCGAGAAAGGATAATGGCAAAGACGGTCAAAGATTACTTCGCCGAACAACTCGACCGGATTAATGATAAAATAAAAGACTTCGAAACAATTCCGAATTTAGAAAGCATCTTTGATGAATCATTCGAAATGAATAGGCTTCAATCGGTAGCCCGTCCGGAAATATCGGACACCGTAAAATGGTCAGGGCAAAGAATGGTTAATGAGGTTGATAGTCTTCGTAAGGCGAAGATAGGGGTTGAGTTCGACATGGACTATCCTGAAGTTGAAGCATTTATCGACTCTAAAACTTGGAAGATGTCAAGGTTCGTTACGGCGGTTACAGGAGATAGACTGAAGGGGATTCTTGCGAAGGCAATTGATTCAGGGTGGACGATGAACGAATTAGTCGATGCGATTACAAAGAAGTTCAAGGAATTCAAAGACTATCGGATTTGGCGAATCGCAAGAACGGAAATGATGAGTTCTTATAACGCAGGTTCTTATTTCGGAATGGAACAATCGGAAGTTGAAAAGAAAGAATGGATGTCGGCAAGGGATAATTATGTCAGGGGAGGAGACCCGATGAAAGATGAATACGACCATATCGAAGCGGACGGGCAGGTCGTTATAGTTTCTAAACCCTTCATAGTATCCAATGAAGAATTAATGTATCCGGGTGACCAAAACGGAAGCCCCGGTAATATTATAAATTGCAGATGTGCAGTTGCTCCGGTGGTGTAAAATGAAAACAGCAAATCAAGAAAACAAAATGACAAAATCTAAATTTCATAAGTTGAAAAAGAATTATTATAAAAAAGATTATCCTTGTTCCCAGTGCGGAAAGATTCTTCATCGGTCTCGGATTCCTTCGGGATGTAAAATATGTAAAGAATGTCCCGCTTGCGGAAAACTAAATTATTTTCAAGGTGGAGAAGCGTATGGCATCAAAAGAAAATCAGGAACTTAATAAATTATATTTTATATCGGATGGATTCGAAGTCAAGAAAGATTCGAAAGGAAAGCGAATCTTCGAGGGATGGGCTTCTACGAATACACTCGACAGAGGACTTGATATAGTAGAACCCGAAGCTTTCGAGGAAACGCTACCGCAGTTTATGAAAAATCCGATTCTTTTTTACGGACACATGTGGTATGAGAAACCGATAGGGAAGGTTCTTGAAGCAAAGATTGTTCAAGGAAAAGGATTGTGGATTAAGGCTTTGATATCAGAAACGGCTGATGATGTATGGACTTTAATCAAGGAAAAGATTCTCAAGGGATTGTCAATCGGATATGATGTCGTTAAGTTTGTCGAGGAATCAGTCGCCGACAATGTAACAGCTCGAAGATTGCAGAAGTTAATTCTCAATGAAATATCGGTTGTTCCGATACCGATGGGGGTTGATACATTTATCGAAGCGATGAAAGCAAAGGGGCTTAATGTAGATGATTATAAAAACTTAATCTTTCCGCAGAATAAAAAGGAGAAAGTAAAAATGGAGTTGGAGGAAAAAGTAAAACAGCAGGAGGAGAAACTGCAAAAACTCGAAACCGCGCTTGAGAAAGCCAACAAAAAAGCTCAGGAGGCGGAAACGGAAGTCGTCAAATTAAAAGACTCGAACCAAAACATCATTAATCAGGTTAAGGAAGCCGTAGGTAATATGGCATCCAAAGATGAACTCGATGGAATTATAAATCGGTCTGAAGGTGATGTTAAAGCAATGTTCGAAAAGTTTTGGGGCGAGAAGCCCGCACCGAACAAAATGGAATTCGGAACGGATTCGATTTCCTTTAAAATGTTTCCGGTGGACTTAACTCGTCCGGCGGAGTTTAAAGGATTCTTCTTCGGTCGTCCGGCGGTAGAAGTCGCCGAAGATGTCAAGGGATTGAATGAACGCCATGTCCAAAGATTACAGGAACTTCATGACGACGTTATTTTCATGGATGCGATTCTCAAGTCCTGCAATCCCGATTATAAAATGAAACCTGACGTTACCGGATTGAAAACTTTTAAACGGTATCAGGTCGCCGTAAGTGAATTAGCGAAAGCCTTCAATACCACTACCGCAGGGGAAGGTCTGGAGTGGATTCCTACGGAATGGAGTTCTGATTTAATGCAACGAGTCGAAGTTGAAAGAAGGATTGCGAGTTTCTTCCCGAGATTTACAATGCCTTCCAAGACTTACGAGTGGCCGATTCGGGGAACTAAACCAACCGTCTATATTAAGAATGAAGTTCAAAGCACGAGTCCGACATCTTACAGGGCGGGAATTTTAGCAACCGGAAAATCGACTTTCACCGCTAAAGGTGTTGCCGGATTAATCGGATTCTCCGATGAGTCGGATGAAGATTCGATTATCCCAGTTCTTCCGACAGCGAAATCAGAACTCGTTTCTGCTTTCGTTGATGCCGAAGAAAGTGCTTTAATTAATGGTGATGACTCCGGTTCTCACCGTGATGCTGATGTTACCGATTCCGATGACATCAAAAATTTATTCGATGGACTTCGTTTTATTGCGAATGCCAAATCGGGTGAACATGATATGAACGGTGCGGTTACCATGGCAGGATTAATCGCAATGTTAAAGTTGGCAGACCAATACGCGGCAGACCCGACCAAGGGTTTCTTCACTACTTCCACAAAGAACTGGTATACTATGATGACCATGACGGAAGTAAAAACAATCGACCTATGGGGACCTCAGGCCGCCTATATGAAAGGGGCTTTAACAGGGGTTCTCGGTCGTCCATTATTCCCGACAGCTTTCATCGCTAATAACCTGAACGCTTCAGGTGTTTACGATGGAATCACTACGGACAATACCGGATTACTTTATGTTTATCCGGACGGATTCAAAATCGGTGAACGCAGGGCGATTACTTTAGAGGTCGATAAGG